CAGGTCGAGCTTCAGGCCGTCAAGGCCGAGACCAAGTGTGATGTCATGCTTGAGCTGGCCGGACTCTGGTTCCTGAAAAAATCGTTCGGTCCCATCTGGCGTGTCTTGCAGGTGCGTGTCCGGTCCGTCACGACTGTGCCACCCCCGAAGGAGTACATGTTCACGGACGAGCCCGAGGACGAGGAGGACCCAGCAGATTTTCTCGACTAAACAACCCAGGGTACCTTCGGGTCCACTTGGAAAAAATATCCCAACTTAGTATAAATGAATCGCAAGGGTCTGGCGATCGTTGTCCTCGTCGTCATTATTTTGTTCCTTCTGTTCAGCGGCCGGAAGAGTGGGTACGCGATGGTCAGCCAGGGGAAGGCGGGCGTGGTCGGTGCCAACATTGGTGACCGCTCCGTGAGCAGCGGCGGCGCCGCCCAGACCACCATGATCGCCCCGGCCCCCGTCGGTGGCATGGGTGACAACATCGGTCAGACCGTGTCGTCTGCCAGCCTGATCCCCCGCGACGTTGTGGCCACCGAGGACTTTGGTCAGTTCAGCCCGGATAAGATCCTGGGCAACCAGAACTATCTGGACCCCCGGAGCCAGATTGGCTACCCCGAGACGCTGGGCGGTGTTCTGCGTAACGCCAACCAGGACATCCGCTCCGAGCCCCTGAACCCCCGCACCCCAGTGAGCATCTTTAACCTCAGCACGATCCCCCCTGATGTCATGCGGCCCAAGTTCGAGATTGATTACGAGTACCAGTAGGCGCTTATTTTGTATTAAAAAAATGGTCCATTCTATCAGAAAATGGATTTTAAAACCGCTATGACTGAGTGGGTCGCTTTAAAGGCCCAGTTGGCCGCAGCTCGCAAAGATCTCCAGACGCTCAACAAGCGCGAGAAGGATCTTCGCAAGTTTGTGACAGTGCATATGCAGCAGAACGAAATTGACACGGTCAAGGTCCAGGACAAGGTCAAGGTCAATTTGAAACAGAAAAAGACCAAGGGATCTATTACCAAGGAGGTTATTCTTAAGGGTCTCCGCACGTTCTTCGGTGGAAACGAGGCTCAGGTCGAGGGGGCGTGGAACGCAATCCAGGATTCGGCGCCCACGAAGGAGACACCTTCAGTGTCCGTAACGGGACTTAAGGAGTTGGTGCCTTGAATACATAAGTAAAAAATGGGCGTCAATGACGAGTATTCGCGTGATGCCTATCAGTACGAACAATCTTGGAACTCAGACGAAGACTCGGACGAGTTTGATTCTCAGCTCGATCCAGAGGATTGGCAGGCTGTCTATTCCGAAGACCTTTTGGACGCGTGGATGATTATTTATGATGAACTTCGCGTAAACTATCTTTCACACACTGTCAAGTATTCTCAGTTTATCGAGTTTGTGATGGAGCCTTGGAAGTGGGCGCCGTGTTCAGACCCGAGCCCAACGCACAGACGTTTGTGGAACGGAATTGTAAGCGTTGAAACTATTCACGAGCGTATTGAAGAGGAGCAGTTTTACGGATGGGCTCAGCACCATCTCAGGGCGCTTTGAACCGACCACGGGACGCTCACAAGTTGAGCCCTTCGGGCTCAAATTATGTAAGTTTATATAAATGATCGACATTACGGGACCAAAGGTACTCGTGCCAACCATACTTTTTGCTCTCTTGAGTCCAGGGCTTTTGCTCAGCCTTCCACCAGGCTCTGGACTTTTGATACAGGTCTTGTTCCATGCTTTGGTCTTGGCCCTCTTGTCATGGGTCATCATCAATTTTGTTTTTAAATTCACATTGACCCCGGCCGACCTGATTGTCCCGGCTCTTCTCTTTGTGCTCTTGACTCCAGGTGTGATCCTGACCCTCCCACCAGATGGCGGTTCCGTGTTCTTCTCGGGACATACGGGTATAGTCCCCATTCTCGTCCATGCACTGGTCTTCTCGATCGTGTGGGCAAGTTTGCGTGGTTTCTTTCCCCAGTTTTATTAGAGTATGAAAAACCTCATTATCGGACCAGGTGCGATGGGGTTCTTTATGTACCTTGGCGTCATCTCGAGGTTCAAACGGGAAGGTCAGCTCGATGATCTCGAGGCCATCTCGGGTGCATCGGCTGGAGCGCTTCTTGGGTTCCTCTTTTGCTTATCAAAAGGCGACCCAACAAAGGTTCTCGATTTTTCATTGAATGTTCCTGTAAAGCAAATCATGAAACCGAACATAAAGTGTCTCCTCAAAGACTATGGACTTATTTCATATACAAAAATTCGAAAAGTCTTGGCCGATGCATGTCATTTTTTCACAGAAAAGAACGACGTAACCTTCCAGGAACTTTACGATATGTTCCCTACGAAGCTCTACATATCAGCGTATTGCGTCGACTTTATGAAGACTGTGTATTTTTCAGTCGAAACGACCCCGACCATGTCTGTCCTCGATGCCGTATGTGCTTCGATTGCTATACCGTTCCTCTTTTCAAGTGTAAAATTGAAAGACGATTGGAACTATATAGATGGTGGTGCGGCTGAGGTTATACCTGGTGGTCCCTTCCTTGGACAAGAGGCTTTTGCGTTAAAACTTGCATGGAACAGATTGGAGAAGGTCAAGGATCTTAAGACGTACGCATTAGGTATTCTTTATTCTACTATGAAATTGAGACACGCGTACGATTTTCCCTCAATTGACCTTGAACTTCTTGGTGACGACATGTTCGACTTTGGCGCGTCAAATGATGCAAAGCTCAAGATGTTTCTCAAGGGCTACGAGCAGACCCGGTAGGGTCTGCGAGGCCGAAGGCCTCCCCAGAACTTTTTTCGCTCGTAAAAGTAACAAATGCGAACCATCATTCGGTCCGGATACGTTCAGCACCGGAAGCGCAAGACGATCACCGTGCGTCGCAAGGACGGCACAACCTACCGGTACACGCGCAAGGCGGGAACGAGCCGCGTGCGTCCCGTGCCCACCAAGGATGTGGGTGCGATCGGCAAGGGCCCAAAGGTCATCGGCCCACTCAAGGCGGGTATGTTGACCCGGTACCACTACCACCCCGTGGAGGCAACCACCAACCGTCACAAGGCGCTTGTCAAGGCGGTGACCAAGGGCCATGAGGACCCTCACGCGGTCATTCGTCGTCTGATTGCGATCAGCACGCTGACCAAGCGGACTCTACCCCGTGCGTCCCGCATTTACAAGTCGGATGCCGCATGGGTCCACAGCAAGTACTCTAAGATGTTTGGCCGCAAGCGGCGTTAAATTCTTGACATAAATTAAATGAGCCAGACGCGTATTCAAGCGTTTCAAAACTATGCGAAAACACAAAAGTTCATCACCGTCATCGGACACGGGACACTCATCAACGAGAAAGACCCCTCGTTCAATACACGCGGATCGAAAACCTTCAAAGTCCCTGAGGGCATGTCCGTTATTTTCGTATCGAAACCAGGGTACTTTCTTAGTATGCTTGAGCTTCATGACGATAAAATGATGAGTCTTTTACGGAGTCAGACCAAACTCCGCAAGTTTATAGATGATAAACTTCCCGACAGTGAAGTTCCACGTGTGGTCAAAAAATCAGGATGGAATTGGAAAAACCACGTGTACACGGCAGGAATGGAATGTTCGAACATGGGTATCGAATTATATGATAATGCCATCACGCCATGGGGATGGTGGTACAACACACAGTGTGGTGTATGGTATCCTGGAACAACACGACCGAGAGAGTACCATGGCAAAAAGGGGACGTTGAAAAATCTCATTTCAAGTCTTGACAGAAAAGGAATCGTCATCGTGTTTGGGTGTCGTGGGGACCCAGAAAAGACGAAAAACACGGAACGAGCGTTTAGCGTGTTTGGTGGGTCGGGTGGTCAAAACTATAAGGTCCCACAAACGGCGCTTGTCAAAAACATCAAAACGCTCGAACGCAGTGCGGCACGGCTTTTGAGTATGAAGCGTGTACGCGAACCTGCGTTGACACTGAAAAAACAGAGTGTGAACAGACCTGCAAAACGCCGACGTACGCACTCGAAGACCACGAGTAAGTAGAACTAAACCCACACAATAGCGTCTCCAACCCCGTGCACGGGTCCAAATAGGGGCCACAAAGGTTCGATAGACCATTGACCCGTGTGACTCAGGATATCAAGGAGTATATGCAAGGCGTATATTTTCCGAGCCCTTGAATTTTGGATCAAAATGAGGGACAACAAAGAATGAGGTGCCTTATACAAGACTGAGAAGACCCACCAGTCTTGTACGAGTGACCATGACCGCGTCCATGGAACGAGAAGTGTCATAGGTATGTCGGGTGCTATGGACCAGAACGCGTCGGACCATGTGACGGCTCCGAACGTCAATTGGGTACA